AATACATGTATAATGAATATACTGAACTCATTAAATGATGTTGTCATATATAATAATACATTGCCAACTACCCCATATCGAATTATCATAAATATGTGTAGTATTGACAACAAACCTGTATTGGAATTTTTGTCACGAAGACCAGCGCCTATTCAAATTGGCTACCTTGGATATATGGGTTCTATCAAGCAAGATTATATTGACTACTATATTACAGATGAGCATTTCAAAGACCTATATACCGACGATAAACTATTGATATTGCCAAATTCATTCATTCCATGCGACCTAAAGGAGCGGTTTAGCCACACCGATAATACAAAACAGACCTATGACACTATTATTTCCAATATTAATAAGAAAAATAAGACAAAAGATGAAACATATGAATTCGTTATCACATATTTCTATAAAATAATAAAATTCAATATTGACAAGATATTTAATGGTATCTATAATAAGGAATTTCTTATAGAACGCCAAATTAAAATGATTATGTCGCGTTTTAGTCTAACCGACGAAAATCTCCTACTTTTTCAAGCGAACTACAATAAAATTAAAAGTCTAAAGCGACGTTCCATTAAATCATCCAGCATATATGGCAACATAATCTTGCCGAAATGTAAGCAAAAATCGGCATTTAAATTCTGCTGTCTTAGTGGTCTAAAAAAACTATCGCCAAGAGATTTAGTCATCTATCAGATTATCATGGAAAAAACGCCAAAAAGTGTGTTATATATCATGGAATCGACACCCATAGAAAACCGTGAAAATATATTGAAACATTTTACTGATGAGATGCGAGACCGTATCTATTTTATTCCATATATTCCACAGAAATTGAACATGATCAGGATACCCTATTTCGATTGTATCCTGGATACACATTGCTATAATATTAAAATGACGACATTTGATATATTATGGAGCGGTGTTCCTATAATTTCCGTTAATGGAGACACTGCGCCGACCCGAATTACCGCATCCATATTGTGGAATTCTGGCCTCGATATGCTGGTATGCGATTCTATTGATAGTTATATATCTTTGGCTACAAAACTTGCAAATAATAAATTGGCATATGCCGATATTAAAACCCAGGTTGAAAGAATACGTAGTCACGATATATTTAAAAAAAATATATTTGTCGATAATTTCAACCATATAGTATCTTTAGCTTCCAGAGGTGATATAGCTTTAACGAAAAAAAATACTTAGAACTAATAATATACGGTTAATATAATATTAGTATGTCGGAACCACTTCTTGCCGAAAACCCCAATCGCTATGTCATATTTCCAATAAAATGGCCGAGTATATGGGAAATCTATAAACGAGCATTGGCATCAATATGGACCGTAGAAGAAATTGATTTATCTAAAGATCACAATGACTTTGCCAAATTGAATGATAATGAACAACATTTCATCAAACACATTCTTGCCTTTTTTGCCGCCAGTGATGGTATCGTAAATGAAAATCTCGTAGAAAGATTTTGCAATGAAGTTCAGGTACCGGAAGCAAGATGTTTCTATGGCTTCCAGATCGCCATCGAAAATATACACTCTGAAACATATTCACTACTAATTGACACGTTGGTTAAAGACGATGCTGAAAAAGATAAACTATTCAACGCAATTACGACAATACCTTCCGTTTCACAAAAAGCCAATTGGGCCATAAAATGGATACAAGACAAACAATCGTGTTTCGCAACGAGATTGGTAGCCTTCGCAGCAATCGAAGGCATCTTCTTCTCAGGTTCCTTCTGTGGATTTTTCTGGTTGAAAAAACGTGGCTTGATGCCCGGTCTAACATTTAGCAATGAACTTATTAGTCGCGATGAAGGCCTTCATACAGAATTCGCCTGCCTATTATATTCGTTAATGGAAACAAAATTAGAAGAAAAAGTTATCCACGAAATTATTAGTGAAGCGGTAGTCATTGAAAAACAATTTATTACCGAAGCAATTCCCTGTAAATTGATTGGTATGAATGCCGATATGATGAAAGAATATATTGAATTTGTTGCCGACCGGCTGATAGTTCAGTTGGGTTGTAACAAAATCTATAATGCGAAAAATCCATTTAATTTCATGGATATGATTTCAATGGAAGGAAAAACAAATTTTTTTGAAAAAAGAGTAGCCGAATATTCTAAGGCCGGTGTCAAAAGTACCCATGACACCAATAAAGATATTGTTCTGGATGCCGAATTCTAGGAAATATATGTTTTAATTATACTATTAATTTTATCACTATAGATACAGCCATTATGTTTATTATTTATATAGTAATTGGCGTAGAGTGTTGCCTCTTTTAAATCTAAACCACTTTCTATTAATTTTACAATTTTATAGCCTCGCTCTAAGTTTATTGCTTTCGTCTCATTCGCAATTTCGTCAATGACATAGATATGATTGTGGTAATGGATAATCATGGCGGATATATATATAATAATATCTCTTATCGTTTAAATTTAAAATATTAATTTTAATTTTAATTTTAATTTATTAGCAATGACAATTCATACAGTTCATCTGTTTACATTTAGGCGTACATTTATCATTGCGACCACATCCATACTGGGCACATAACGGCTGATTAAGGGAATCCAATGGTGGTCCATCCATACGGTTTTCTAATGGGCGGTCATTTATCATATTAGATTCAATAGTCTGGTTATTCTGTTCATCGAAACGATTGAACATTAATTTGTCGCCTTTGGCGTTACACCATTCATTCTGTGACTGGTATTTATAGTCAATTGCGGATTCATTTGCCATAAAGCAATGTTCATTGTCGTATGCGGCCCCATTCGTCATTGAACATCCGTCGAACATGATTAATTTTTCGGCATTGTTTGTACCATTTGCAGTCTGTATGATTTGATCTTGAATAGATGGGTGATTGCCATTATTGACTTTCATGGCCGTATTTACATTATTATATGAACTTGTAATATCATTCATATTGACATCATTAGTAGCAGTAAGATTATTATACTTCTCGTCGTCGAAATTAGATGCGACTACGTTATTGATATTATTAGCCATTATATATATAGCGGATATTTTTATTCGCGGATATTTTTATCGCGGATAAAAATTCATCGCGGATAAAAATTCATCGCGAATATTTTCAATAATAAAAATATTCATTTCTTATTAATGTTTATTTTCAAAAAGAATATCAATTTCATTGAACATACATTGGACTCCAATAATATTGAGCGTGAACAATGTCGGAATATATATGCTGATATCTTCAATATGAGCGACAGCAGCAGCGGCGGCGGCGGCGACAGCGTCATTTATGATAATCTGGAAATCTATAAAGATTATAATGGCGACACATCGAATACAGTTTTCGCAAAAATTAATAAAACCGCGACAATTTCGGGTGAAATATTTCTTAAACATCGCCTAGATAATGCAACTACCGATACAGCCGTCCTTACAGCACAGCGACTGGAAGCGGAAGCCATAAACGACGATAGTGCTTTTGCGTTTCTCAAGAATAAATTAACGGACATCACCCCCTTAGAACGCAATATTATCCCATATTGCCACAAATTCACCGCACAAGAGCAGGTAATTGGCGGAACAATGGTTAATTTCCGGCCACTTAATTTCCTAAATAATAGTGAAAAGTTCTTAAATCTGTATAATAATTATAACATATTCGCTCCTATATATAATCTAATTTCTCCATTACTGGTGATACTTATTCCATTTCTATTAGCTAAACTATATTTCATCAAGGATATCAATTTCGGCAAATACAAAAGCATATTTAGCTTCATATTTATCGGGGTGCCGTCCTTTTCAATGCCACCCAACAAATCTATGATGGAAATGGCGAAATTCATATTCACTATAGCCATGTATCTCTATACTCTCTATACCGCGACCTCATTTTCACTTACCACACAGAAAATATTAAAGATTATCCATGAGCGATTAGTAAATCTAAAGAAATATCTCGGCATTATTCGTGAATTACAGGACAAATTTAAATCGGTAGTTGATATATTCAAGGGAGATATCTATTATGATATCCTGGATGATCCCGTCTATGACAAACCATATCGCATGATTTCCAATAAAGGAAAATTATTGAGGCATTACACCATTATAAATAGCGATAATGACAATATAAAGAAATCGCTTACCATATTAGGGAAATTAGATTGCTTATATTCCATCGCAACCCTCGTCAGAAACCACGGCTATAATTTTGCGGAATTTATCAGTAACCGCCAAACACCAGCCATGTTTAGTAAAAATTTCTTTCATCCGAATATTACCGCAGCCATTCCCAACACAATTGATATAGGATTCAAAGGACGCCGTAATGTAATTCTAACTGGCCCCAATGCTGGCGGCAAATCTACATTAATCAAAACCCTTTCTATTTCGGTTCTTATGGCCCAAACACTTGGTATCGCCCCATGTGAAAAAATATATCTGACACCATTCACCTATATGAATACCTATCTCAATATTACTGATATTAAGGGAAAGAAATCGTTATTTGAAAACGAAATGGAACGGGTATCGTCCCACATTGAGCGAATGAATGAACTGCGGCCCGACGAATTTGCCTTTATAATTATTGACGAATTATTTAGCGGCACAAACCCAAAAGAAGGCATGGCGACCTCCTTCGCCGTTGCCGATAAATTGTCGACATTTCCCAATAGTATTTCGGTTATCACGACACATTATCACCAATTAACAGAATTAACTGATTATGCGAATTACAAGATGGAATTGGACACCTATAAATTAAAGGCTGGTATTTCCACCGACAATATCGCCGTTGATCTACTCAAGAAACGCAATTTTGATCAATCTATAATTGATAAAGCTCGCGAAATAACAGCCGAGGCATGATTATATGCATTATATTGTATTGTATTATATTATAGATGCCCGTATCTACACGTTCAAAGCGCAAGCTACGGTCTCCGCAGCGACGAAGGTCGCGGTCTCCGCAGCGACGAAGGTCGCGGTCTCCGCAGCGACGAAGGTCGCGGTCTCCGCAGCGACCAATTCCCAGCACTATCGTCAACCGAAAATATAATATTAGACAAATT